CCCAGGCGTTCGATCAGCTCGTCCTTGACGCCGATCTTGCTGAACAGGTCCGAGTCATTCGCCGCATCGAAGAAGCCCTCGGCCGACAGCCCGGCGGTTTTCAGGCCGCCTTTCGAGATCCGGGTATCCTGATCCAGCGTGGTCGCGCCCTGCGGCTCGGCGCCGTAGCTCAGACCCACCGTGTTGGCGTGGCCGGACAGGTCGCGCTCTCCCAGCAGGAGCAGCGCATTTTTCAGTACGGAACTGGACATCTACTCCTCCCACCAGATCTCGAAGTCGATCGCGCGGTGGTACACGCGCACATCGTCCTCGAACAAGTCCACGCGGTTGACGTGGAATATGCCTTGGATGGTCACGCCGGCAGCGGTCCCGCTGTAGCGGCTCAGGGCGGACATGATCTTGTCGTCGAGATCCACCATCGCGCTGTAGGACTCGGCCCAGGCATCGACCTGATAGCGGTCCTGCACCACGGAAGGGTCGGAACCCATCGCGTGCGGCCGCTCTCCAAGTGACACCAGCTTGTAGGTGATCGCCGGATACGTCGGGGCCTGTGGTAGCTGGTGCGGGTAGATCCGCGAACTCACCAGCGAGGAGACATCCGAGTCACCACTGAGTATCGAATACAGCGCCTGCGCCACGTCCGCCATCAGGTGACCGCCCTTGCCCGCCCGGTGATCTCCAGCACCTCATTTCTCGTGCCCCGAGGCTCCACGATCGAGACGATGTCGTACTTGTCGCCGTCGTGGTCAATCCGCATCTTTCGCGTTATGTCGCTGCGATGGCGGATGCGAAAGCCCAGTGTGTTCTCGGCGTACACCTGCTGGCCCTCGAACTCCTCGGATCCGCGAACCGGGAACACCTCGGCCCACACCGTGTCCAGCGTGCTCCACGTCTGATCCGGCTCGCCAAACCCGTCCTGACTGGACGACGGCTGCTCGATGGTGATTCGGTGATCGAGGCCGCCGGCGCGCATCAGGCAACTCCGGGCACGCGGTAGTTGTCCAGAATCGCTTTCGCCGCCATCGGCACCTGCGACATCGACTGATCGGACACGGCCTCGCGATGCTCGTACCAGTGCGCGACCAGCAGGATCACGGCGTGGCGAAGATCGTCCGGCACGTTCGCGGTGTAGTCGCCCGAGTCTGGCGCGTGGCCCGCCTTGAACGACACCTTGACGGCGTTGGACACAAGCCGGGCCGACGGCCACGTCTGGTTCCAAGCCAGCGAAACCCGGGCCGGGTTCGAGTGGGTGTCCACCCGGTATACGCTTGAGGCCAGCGTCTGCTCGGTTCCATCCTCGTCGATGTACTTGACGGACTCCACCGAAATAACCGGGAACAGCGGCAGCTCGATAATCAGCGGAAACCGGTCCAGCGCAAGTTCCCACGTTTGCTCGACCAGACACACGCCGATGCCGTTCGGGCCTTCGATGAACGACACTGCGGCATTGATAAGCCGGTCGATCAGGGAGTCATCCGCGCTGGTGTCGATACGCGACTGGCTTTTGACCTCCGCCGCCGTCACCGGCGTTCCGGCAGGCGCGGACGTGCGCTTGAGGTTCCACTCGATCATCGGGACTCACGACGGCTGCGCGTCGCGCTCTCCTTCTTCCTCGACACGACCGGCTCGGCACGGCCCTTCTCGATCAAGCGCTTGCCTTCCTCGTTCGAAACCTCGATGACCTCTCCCGGCGCCTGCGAAAATCGGGTCCCAGAGCGGCCTACCAACAAACGAACTTTCATGTGCAATACTCCTGCGGCTTTGCGGTGCACCCGGCGGAAACACTGAAAAGCCGCCGGGGCCCGAAGGCCCCGACGAACTGCAACGAACTGCCAGGCTTACGCCTGGACCAGGTGCTTCACGGCGGCGGTATCGACCAGCTCGCCATCGAGGCGGGCAAAGCCGATGAAGCCGACCTGCAGATAGTCGGCATACCGCTCCACCAGTCGCAGCATCTGGAACTGCTGCACACGGCGCACGACGTACTTCTCGAACGCACCGAAAAGCATGGTCTTGTCGGTGGTCGTGATCGTCGAGGTCATGTCCTGGTTGATGGTGTACGGATACCCCAGGATGTTCGACGGGGAACCGCTGCGGACATCCGCCGGCTGCCAGATGTAGTTCGAGTTCCCATCCTTGAGCTTGCGAATCGCCTGGAGGATGTTGTCGTGGAACATGAACCGGGCAGAAGGCAGGCCGCGATAGGCCGGGTCCACACCATGCACCAAGTCGATCACGTCATCGAAGTCGATGGCGGTCGCCGAGGCGGCGGTGTTGCCGGCAGTCGAGGCCGTCAGGATGCCGTTGGGCTGGCTCGAGCCCGTGCCGGTCGTCAGATGCTCGTTGGCGATCCGGCCGATACGCTCACCGAACACGTCCCGCAGAAGCGAGTTCATGTCGAACGCGCTGTCCTGCAGAAGCTGCAGGGACACCCGCACGATCTTCGAGGTGTAGGTGTACGCATCGAGCTGCTTCTGGCCGAACGTCAGATCCTGCTCGCTGGCCTGCGTGTTCTCCGCCAGAAGCGCACCCTTGTTGGACGTGTCGTCCAGGGTCGGCCACGGCAACGGATTGCCGCTGTCGGTCGGAATCTGGCGCGTCACGCCGGGCTCCAGCATGGGGCCGAACGCCTGCATCGAGCGCACGATCTCCGCCTGAAAGCCCTCGGGGACGGTGTACCCGCCGGCCGAATCGGTCCCGGCCGCCTGAGCGCGAGCCTCAGTCGGGATCTGGGTCCGCATGCGGCCGAGTTCGCGGCGCTCGTCGGTGCTGAGATCCTCGACACCGAAACGCATGGCGCGCTCGAAGATACCGCCGGCGTCGATTTCGTGACCGGAACCGCCACGGTCCTCGCCGTCTTCGCCGGTCGGGCGACGCGGATCGGGCCGGTTGGCGCGATCCTCGGCTTCCTCCAGCTTCTCCAGCTTCTGTGCACGCGCCTCCAGCTTGTCGTACTCGGCCATCGCCCGGTCGTGCTGTTCCTCCAGCTCCTTCGATCGCGACTCGCTCACGTCGTCATCGAGCTGGTCCAGTGCTTCGCGGGCATCCGCAACATGCTTCTGCTGCTTCTCCCGCAGTTCGATCAGTTCGCTCTTCATGGTTTACCCCCATAGTTTGAGCAAAAAAATGCCCGCAAATGCGGGCTTCACTTCCACGGTGCGGGAGCCCGCTACCGAGAAACCTTCAGCTTGCGGACCTCGATGTTCAGGGATTTGATCTCCCGACGAATGCCGCGAAGCTCCTTGAGAATGGCGAGCGAGTTCTCCTCGTCATCTCCATAGCTGCAACCATCCTGCTCTGCAGCGTTGCGAAGGCGGCCGAGATTGACTCCGAGGGCTTCCGCAAAGCCCCGCAAACGATCAAGTGGCGGGCAATCGATCTCTCCGGCCATGATTCCGCTGACCGTCGATGCATCAATACCTGCGGCACGCCCGAGGTCCTCGTTCGTCAGCTCGTTTTCGTCGCGCAGATCCTGCAGCAAGTTGCCCAGCGTCTGACCGCGCTTTTCGCTGCGGCACGCGCAGCCCATTTTCCTGCTTGACATGGATGTCTCCTTGATAAGCTTTGTGATTGACCTGCGATCGATCACTGTTTCTTCGTAGGCTGGGAATGTCACTGGCGAGACCTCGAACAGCTCGACATTCCTCAGCGTACGAATGACCGATCCATCTTTTGATTCAGTGAACTGCTGGCCATCGGGAGACACGCGGAACGCAAACGACATCTGCGACACGTCCCCCCGCTGAATTGAAATCAATGCGTCACGACCGACCTGCGTATCCGGCGGGTCAATCTCGACCCGCAGTCCGCGCTCGTCCTCGGACACCTGTAGTGTGCCGGCCGAGGTTCGGCCCAGAACCTGTCCGTCGTTGTGGTTCCACAGGGCGCGAATGTCGGCACCGCTCCCGATCGACTCGGAGAATGCCCCGCGCTCGATGCGCTCCCGAAACCCACCTAGATCACCGCTCAGGCTGTCGAAGACAGCGGCATAACCGACAAGTCGCCGACCCTCACCGTCGGCTCGCTGCTCGACCTCCAGCTTTCCGGCTACTCGCCGCTCGAAATCACTCATTGTCTTCCTCCTCGCCCTGGGTCGGCATGCCCAGGCTGTCCAGCATTTCAAGCTGGCTCATGTTCTGCTGCAGATACAGGTCGTTGCCGCCCTTCTTCGGCGGCAGGTTCTCGCGTGCGCGCACCTCGTTGGGCGTGCGGATGCCGTTTTGAACCGCACGCGCCCACCCGTCCATCCGGGTCTTGAAGTCACCGCGCAGAAGTCCGTCTACAGAGAACTCCGCGAAATGACGGCTATCTGCGGTACGACGGTCTACCGCGCCGTGACGGAACAGCTTGAGGTTGATTTCCTGCTCCCAGCAACGAAGCCACTGCGTCAGGGAGTGCTTGACGAAGTGCAGGTCCTGCTGCTCGGTATTGCTGAACGTGCCGTGCGTCAGATCCTGCAAAAACACGGGGGGCAGGTCGTAGACTCTGGCAACCTCCTCTACCTGGAACCGGCGTGACGCCTCCATCTGCGACTTCTCGGGATCAGACCCGAGTGTCTTCATCTCGTAGCCTTCGGGCAATGCCGGGATTCTTCCTTCCCGCATCGCGCTTGCGATCGCCTGCTTGATGTCATCGGATGCGCGCTTGGCGGCGCCGGCAGACATCGCCGGGCCCTGCAAGACGGCCGGCGGCATCCCGCCGTTTCGGAAATGGCGAGAGGCAAAGTCCTGAAGCGCGATCGAAAGGCCGATCGTGTTCTTCAGCTTCATCACCGGGTTGACTGACTGGAGCGGGTCTTCGTCGAGCATGAACGGGATGTCGAGGATCTCGTTCTCGTCGTAGACCTTCTTATCCTGTCCGTCACCGAATATGTACTTGATTTCCCCGTCGCGACGCTCCTTCTTGACTTTGCTCGGAGGCAGTGGCCAGAGAGTCTTCGTCTGGCGCTCGATGAACGTGAACGACCTCCCACCCAACAGGGTCCGGGTCATCGAATACTTGCGCCAGCGGTACGAGGTCCATGACTCGTTCGCCGCTCGACCGAGACGCATCGACCAGGGGTTCGTCGTCGCTTCCTCCCTCCCGTCCTCGGTCTCCCGATACACCTTGAGCGGAAGCGATGCGATCGTGCCCGAGAGGAAATTGATCGCGCACCAGATGGAAGGAACCTGCAGCGCCGTGTCTGCGCTGACCTGAACCCCACTCTCGGTCGGCTGCTGGCCGAACACCAACTCCAAGACCTGCGGGTCACTGATGGAAACGCGCGGGTCCTCAATCGAGGCGCGCTGTTCCTTCTTGCGGAATGGCCACATTTCAGGCACCTGCACCTGTCATTGAGAACTCGGAATCCTCCCAGGGGGAGGTCACAGCGGGTTCTGCGGTTTCGGCCATCTGCACGGCCATTGCCAAGGCAACCACACCGTCAATGCGACCGGTCGCCTTCTTCTTGCTGAACTTGCGATTGCCTGCGGGATCTTCCTCGAGAACCGCCGAGGCTACGTTCCATCGCAGGACCGGGTTGGTATGGACACGGATCTCGCCATTGAGGATCCGTTCCTCGATCTTTTCGACGGCCGGGGCCATGTCCTTGAAACCCTGTCCGAACTCGACCAGGGGCAGGTCGATGCCCTCATCGTCCAGCTCGCGGCGCAGATCGTCGATCCGCCAGCGGTCGTATCCGATAGCCGCATACTCGAAGTCCGCGCTGATCTCGCCGAGCCGACGTACCACATGCCGGTAGTCGATGGTCTTGCCCGGCGGTGCGTGCAAGTGACCCTGGTCAACCCACACGCGATACGGAACTCGATCCGTGTCCTCGCGCTCGTTGAGTGTGTCTCCGGGCGTCCAGAACTCCACCCATGCGTCGAAGGTGCCGTCGTCGGCGGGTACGACGGTCGCCAGTGCGGTCAGGTCGCGCTTGCCCGACAGGTCCAGCCCACCGTATGAGGTACGCCCGTACAGCGACGGGATGTCGACTTCCTGCTCGACGGCCTCCCACTGTTCCTTGCTCAGCCATGCGGCGTCGGCATCGGTCCACACGCAGAAGTTCAACCGCAGCACCAGGTTTTGCTTTGAGGGCATCTCCCGAGCCTGATGCACCTGCTCGCGCAGGTACTTCGGCCCGAAAGTCACCCCCATCGATGGGTTCGCCTTCGGCCAGCACCTCTCGTCCTTGAAGGGATCGTCGTTCTCGTCGAGCGCGCAGATGTACGAGAAGAACGAGTCGTCCTCCTTGTCACCGGAGGCGATCTTGCATCCGTACTGGTGATAGTCGAAACAGACCGACTCCCGGTCCGATCCCGAGTTGGTGATCATCAGGATCAGCGCCTGCCGTCGGCCCTTCGTGCCGGCACGCAGAAACTCGACCATCGCATTCGTGGAGTGCTCGTGTACCTCGTCGAGAATCCCGCAGTGTGGGCGGGGGCCGGAGTGGCCCTTACCCTGGCGCTCGGAACTGATCGGGCGGAAGAACGCGCCTTTTTCCAGATACGCGATGTTGTCCTTGTCGACCCCGCCCCACAGCGACAGCCGCTTTTCCAGCGCCGGCGACTGCTGGACCATCGACACCGCGTCACGGAACAGCACCCGCGCCTGGTCCTGCTTGCTGGCCGCTGCATAAACCTCGGCCCGCCACTCTCCATCAGCCGTCAGGCAGTACAGCCCGATCCCCGCAGCCAGCGGCGACTTCCCCGAACCCTTGCCGGTCTCGACGAACGCCATCCGAAAACGGCGAAAGCCGTCCGCCGACTTCCAGCCGAACAAGCTGCCGACGATAAACTTCTGCCAGTCGAGAAGCTCGAACGGCTGCCCTTCGAACTCGCCACTGTTCAGCCGTAGAACGTCTCTGAAAAACCCCAGCGCCCGGTCCGCTGCCGCTTCGTCAAACCAGATCCCATCGGTTCGCTCGATGTCGGACAGGTGGCGCCGACACGAATTACGAACATGGGGCCCAGCCATGTCCTTGCCCGCAACTACACGACGCGCATACTGCGTGACGACGTGATCAGAGGTACTTTTCCGCTGGGTCTTCGCCTTGCTCACCTTCGCCTATCCCCAATCGGGCACGCGCCGTCGGATCAAGACCGAGCTGCGCCGCGTAGCGCGTGAAGTCCACCTTTGCGCGGTTCGCGATGCCCACCCAGGGGCTTTGTATGAGATTTCCGTTGTCCGTCACCTCCGTGTACCCGGACCGGTTGATGTGCTTGCGCGCCTCGACATACATCGACCACGAGTCGCAGTACGCAGTCAGAAGACCGCGGTCGAGCTTGGTGAGCATCCCCAGCGCATGCAGCGCATTCGCCACGCGGCGCCACTCCGCCTTGCCCGCCGTGTTCAGGTTCGACGGAGGCCGCGGCACCGGCTCTCGCGGTGAAGGCCGGCGCTTCGATGCCGTCTTCTTGCGCTTGCCCGGGTTTCCCTCGACCACCTTTAGCTGCGGCGGCTTTGTCTTTCTCCCTCTTGCCACCATATGTTGTGGTCACCCCTACTAGGAATTTCGCGGAGAAAAATTCGTGGGTATCCGCATCGGTCTACAGCCGAGGGTGTCAGAGATTCGACCCGCCCCTCCCCTTGCGAGGCTATCCGTTCCACCAGTGATCACCGTCCAGCGGGTTCCCGTTTTCGTCGCAGCCCTGGTTCTTACCGTGGGTCTTGCGGGCGTGGCATGCCTTGCAGAGGCTCTGTAGGTTGTCCCACCTGAGCCGGCCGGGATCATGTCGTCCGTGGATTTCCCGAATGTGGTCGACATCAACCGCTGGCACGATCCGGCCGCGCGGCTTGCAATGTTCGCACAGCGGGTCGGCGCTCAGTTTCGCCGCCCGCAGCTTGCGCCACTTGCGGTCATAACCCCTGTGAGCCGCCGAAGCCCTTTCATCGTCGCGCATGCTCGCTCGTACTCTGCTACCGTTACAGCAAGATAAGAGGGGGCTCTCCATGTCCAAGCCGATCGCAGCAGTAGGCAGCAACCTCGTGCAGATCATCGGCCTCGTGGTCCTGCTGTTCGGGGTGTTCAACCTTCCGAGCGCCGGCGCCATCTTGGCGACCGTGCTCGGTGGGGTACTCGTCGCAGCGTCGACCGTGCGTTACATGCGGTACTCGCGCGACGACTGAATCTGGTTGCGTGGGCTGGACTCGAACCAGCGACTTTCGGGTTATGGGCCCGACGAGATGCCAACTTCTTCACCACGCAATGGTGGGCGCCGTGGCGCCCGAGAGCCATGCGCCAAGCATGGGCTCTGAACCCGCCTGTGCAGGATGGCGGCTTGCCGCCCGCCTGCGGTGGGCCAGTGCGGCCCGTTGTCGGTGCCCGCTACTCGAGTGCTGGCGGGCGGTGGGTCGTGAGCGGCCAACTGCCGTGGGTCAACGTGGCAATCGAGGGCTCACTGATGGTGACGGGTTCGACCGAGTAGAGGTCGCCGCTGCGCACCAGGTGGGCGGCCTCACCCCCGGAAGGCATGGCGGTCGAGGCGCGTTCGATGTCGGAGTGATCGGGGCTGGTCCAGGCATGCGGCGAGGTGCCGACTGGGTCGGATGCGTCGATGGCCACGGCCTCGCCGGGCATGGTGTCCATGACGTGCACCACGTCGACGACGCCGGCCGCGGGCGCGGGTTCGTCGAACGCGGCAGCCGGCATGCCCATCGACATGAGGCCCGCCAGTGCCACGGCAATCAGGGCTTTCTTCATCGTTCTTTCCTGCTGGGTTGAGCGCGAAAGCGACAGCAGTCCAGGAGCCGCCCACGAAAAAGCCCCGCCGGCAATGCCGGTCGGGGCTTTAGGGATAGTTCTCGGACTGTACACGCGCGACGGTACAAACCGCTGCGGTTGGTGTCAACTAATTTGTGAGACCTTGCCCTGCGCTTCCTCGATGGCCCACTCGCGGGCCTGCTCGACGGTACAGCGGCACCGCAAGAGCTTCTCGCCGTACTCGACGGGCAGACGCAGGGCGGACACGATGCCCCGAATCTCGGCCTTGCGCTCGAGGGCGGCGCGCTCGTCGGCGCTGTCCGGGATCGGTGTCCGGGCCAGGCGTCGGCGGTCGTGGTACAGGTTCCAGAAGATCAGGCGGGCTTCGTTGCGCTCTCTGCGCCAGGCGCTTTCGCTGATTCCGTGCCGGGCCGCGGCGGCGTCCTGCGTCATCTGCTGGATGTACTGCTCGTACAGCCGTTGCCGCAGTTGCTCGGGGATGACGGACCGGACGGCCGCATCGATCGACAGCAGCCGCTCGCGCTTGATCACCATCAGGTAGGTGGGGTCGCTGTGGCCGCACTGGTCGACCCGTTCCGGCGGCACGTCCGGCTTCTCGCCCTCGTTGGTGTGCGGGAACAGGCCGTCCGAGATCAGCGGGTAGTACCATCCCCACACGCTCAACAGCGCACCGGCCTTGTACTGCGGATTGTCGACGGCGTTGCGTCTGCGCTTACGTGCCCGCCTGGTCATGTACTGCCTCCTCGGCCTGTTGCCAGCGGATGTGGTCCGCGATGCCGCGAATCTCCTCGACGGCCTGACTGTCGTACGCATCGCCCAGCTCGGCCCCTGACTCCACGAGGATCTGCGCCTGGCGCACCGCTTCCGGCCCGTCCCGGTAGGTGCTGATCAGGCGGCCCGTCGGCCGGTGCGTCAGGTGCCACGTCCCATCCCAGCGATGGACCAGCAGGTGATTGCCGATCGGGATGCCCTCGACCTTCTGCAGCACGACTCCGCGTGGGTCGGCGACGCGGACCTCGTCGATTACGGTGGTGGGCGTTGTCATTCACCCATACCCCGATCTGGCCATGCTTTCGGCGGTCTCATCCTTTATTCCGTGTTCATCTAACCTGAATCTTTCGCGCGCCTCGCAGCCCGCTTCATTGCTGTAATTCATGCCGCCGACAGCACCGGGCGAGATCACGATTCACTACCCGGCTGAAGGATGGTGGAAAACCGCTCTGCCCATCGCTCCAGCGCCTGCCTCTGTTCATCCAGGTACGGGTAGCGGTCATAGATGCCGGTGGTGCTGTGGTCGACGTGGTTGAGGATCTTGTCCTGGACGATGCGGGGCACACCCAGCTTGCCAAGCGTGGTCGCACCGGTGCGGCGCAGGTCGTGTGGCGTCACGCGCTCGATCCCGGCCTCCTGCCACGAGGCGGTCATGTACGCCCGCACGGTGTCGGCCGAGACCGGCACCACCCGCTTGCTGTTCGGCCACAGGGAACGGGCCTCACAGATCAGGGTAATGGCCCACGGGGTCAGCGGTACGTCGTGCCCCTGCCGGTTCTTGGCCTTATCCCCCGGCATGCGCCACAGGTGATCGAGGCGGTCGATCTCGGCGTGCTCGAGTTCCAGCACCTCGCCGGGGCGCTGCAGCGTGGCCAGGATCAGCGAGGCGGCGATGCGCGGCGCCGGCGGGGCCAGGCGCTGGAACACGGGCCACCACTCGGCGATTTCCTGCGACCCGAGAGCCCGCTGGCGTGATCGGCCCTGCCGTACCTTCATGCGGCTGGCTGGACTCGCGAGAATCGTCTCTCGCTCGACAGCGTAGTGAAACACCCGGCGCAGACAGGAATACACGCGGGCGGCCATCTCCGTGGCGCCTCGGGCGATGATCGGATCAGTCACCTGCGCACACTCGTATCCAGTGATCTGCGTAATCGGCCGGTCTCCCAACCGCACCTGCACACGCCTCCCCTTCGGCACCACCATCGCCGGGATGATGTTGCGCTCGAGCATGCGCTGATCCAGACGCCACGAGCGCTTGCGGGGCCTCGCCCAGTGGTCGATGTACACCTGCGCGAACTGTTCCAGCGTCAGCTCCGTGCGCTGCGCCTTCGCCAGCCTCAGTCGATCGCGTTCCTCGCGTGCCTTCTCCAGCCCCATGTCCGGGTACTGGCCCAGAGTGATCGTGCGTTCCCGGCCCTTCTCCCACACCTTCACGCGCCAGGACCGGCGGCCGGACGGGAACACCCGCAGGTAGAGGCCTCGCTGGTCGTGGAGGTCGTAGACGCCGGACTTCGGGACGGTTTCGGTGATGTCGGTGACGGTCAGTGTCATCGCGTCAGCAACCCCTCATCCCAGCCGGTCCCACTCACCCCGAATCGCCGCCCCCAGCGCCCCGACAGGAACCCCGAATCTATCCGCGACCTTCCGCCGTGCGGCGTGCTGGCAGTCCAGTTCTTTCTCGTAATGCCCGCAGAGCTCGATTGCCAGATCCCATTCTTCGCGGCTCAAGCCGACCTCGTAGAACCGCGGGGGCTGTCGGGAGTGCGTGCTGCGAACCTTTCTTAGCAGACGCGGGCCACGCCATCCGCGCATCCAGCGGGAGTGCGCGGTGTGATAATTCACGCCCGCGCGCCTCGCGGCCTCCCGCAGCGGCAACATCTCTCCGCGATAGCGAACCTGCTTGTACAGCGCGTTGCGCCAATCGATGCCGGCAGCCCGTACCCACTCGCACATCGCAGTCGTACTCACCCCGAAATGCGCCGCTGCCTGTGTCTGCGAATACCCGCCGTCGCGCATCGCCAGCAGTTGCTCCCTCGAAGGCCGGCGCGCCTGCTGGACCAGCGGCGTCGGGGGTTCATGCCATCGCTCGGGCGGCCAGTGCCGAAGGCGCCAGGACAACGTGGATCGACTGACACCGATCGCCCGCGCCATCACGGCAATCGGAACCCGGCGGCCCTGCCATTCGACACCACCGCGTCCCGTCGCCATCACAGCAACGACACCTGCCGCGGCTTCGGCCACCAGGTCTCGGCCGTCTTGCCGGTGCTGTTGCAGCGGCGCTTCTGGCCGCGCAGGGCGTCGCCCGCGGTCTCGCACTCGGACATTCGCCGGGCGA